CACGCGCGGCCGCCGATGGTCGTGTCGGTGATCGTGCCGCCAGTGGCGGAGATGGGTGTAAAGGACGACCCACCCCCACCCCCCACGCCAGGGGAGGTGATGGCGGTTGCGACAGGGCCGGCGATTGACGAAACGATCGCCATGAGCTCACTCGCAGCCGCAGCCGGTACCCGTGGCGGCGCGATACCACACATACCAACCGTCGCCCTCCACATTGAACACCGCGTTCGATGCCGACAGCGCGGCATTCGGGACATTGATCGGCGTGCCGGACGACCGGATCTTCTGCAGCTGCACGGTGCCGCTGCCACTGCCCAGGAATGTGAATGTACGCTTGGCGCCGGGCGACATCAGGAACGGGGCGGACGTTGCCTCGGCGGTGCCGGCGGGCAGAATGGGATTCGCCATGGAAGGCTCCTGCGTGGATGACGTGGGCGTTTCTGCCAGCGTGCACGGTGCCGCGCGGGAGGTCTAGGGGAAACTCCCGCACCCCGGGTCAGTCGCCACCGACCACGCGGTAGAGGGTGCGGCGGTCGATGCGGTGCCGCTTGCAGATGGCGCGCACCGACGTGCCTGAGGCCAGCGCGGCGCGCAGCTCTTCCACCGGATACGTCACCGACGACGGGATGTAGAGTTCCTGCGCCGGGTATTCCTCACGCAGGTAGGCCACCACGGCCTGGACGATGCCGTGGATGTCGTCGCTGTTGCAGCGCAGGCGCAGGGCCGCGCCGATGGCCAGTTCGTCGACCAGTTCATCCACGCGCGCCTTGCGCTTCAGCGTGTGTCGGCTCACCACTTCCTCCGGAATGCAGGCTGGGCCGGCGCTGCCGGGGCGGGCGATGTTCCACGGGAATCCACCGCAGGCGAAGGCGCCGGGGTGGTGGGTGTTTCACTGGAATCCGGTGCAGGCTGGCCGATGGTGGCGAGCAGCATGGCTTCGCGGCTGTCCCAGTCGGATTTCGTCCAGCGGTGCAGGCGCAGTGCGGGGTGGTGGGTGGCGGCGTAGCCGTAGCCCCAGGTGTCCAGCGGTTCGTTACGCGGTCCGCCCTTGCGCTTTTCGAAACGGTTCTTGACCGGGTTGTAGGTCTCGCTGACCAGCCCGCCGAAGTACTCTGGCGGCAGCTGCTCCGAGAACCGGATGCGGCGCTGCTCCGGCTGGCGGTCTGCATCGGCGGAAAGCCAGCTGTAGAGCAGGTGCTTGATGGCCACGGTGCCGACCTGGTGGATCTGCACGCCGCGGGGGTCCAGCTTGCCGCGCCAGTTGACGTCGACGGCCTTGCCCTTGCCCAGCACCGGGGCGTTGTTGGCGGTGGCGCCGAAGCCGGCCAGTAGGCGGCGGACGCGGCCGCTGCGCACGAACGCCTTGACGGCTTCGGTGCGGTGGCCGCCGATGTCGATCAGGCCGGCGTCCATCCGTAGCAGCGCGCCGTCGGTGCGCTGGATGGGGCGGTTCAACAGGTCGACCAGCGCCAGCCAGACTTCCTCGCCGGCGGGGTCGCCCGGCAGTTCCACATAGTCCAGCGGCCAGCAGGTCATGCCGCGGCCCCAGCCCAGGCGGTGCACGGCCAGGCGGTTGTCCTGCGTGTCGATGCCCACGGTGGATGCCAGCACCCATTGAGGCGCCGGCAGCAGCGGCAGCGGCTCCACGCGGTCGGCGATGAGGTTGTGGCGGACGGCGCGCATGGCCGGGTCGTCCCACGGCTCCGCCAGCCGATCGTTCACGAAGGTCTTGAGCTTGGCCGGATCGTTCTGCGCCTCGCGCCACATGCGCACCAGGTCCAGCCAGCGCGGGCCCAGGCCCAGCTGGTAGTACAGGCAGTTGATGTGGTAGCCGCGCATGGTGCCGGCGGGGTTCTCCGCCACCCACTCGCCCGCGGCGATCATGGCGGTTTTCTGGTGCTCTTCGATCACCACCCCGCACTCTCGGCAGACGTACCAGCACTGGCTGCCGTCCGGGGTGAAGTGCAGGCCGCGCCATTCCAGCGGTTGCTTGTGCCCGCAGTCCGGGCACGGCACGTAGTAGCGCCGCTGGTCGGATTTCTCCCACAGCTGTTCCGTGCGGCTGATACCGCGGATGCCGGGGGTGGAGATGTAGCCGCGCTTGAAGCTGCCCGGGAACGCCGAGGTGCGGCCGTCCAGCATGGCCACCGGGTCGTCGCCGCTGCTGAGGCTGGTGGCGAACTCATCCAGCTCATCCACCAGCAGCGTGCGGACGCTGGTCATCTTCAGGCGGCCCGGGGTGCCGGCGTGTTCGATGTAGAGCTGGCCGCCTTCGAAGTCCTTGAAGGTGCGGGTGTTGGCGGCGTCGCGGCTGGCCACGCTGGTGAGCGTGCGCTTCACCGCGGGGCTGCTCTCGATCATGGGGTTCAGCTTCTGCGCCACCCACTTGTGCATGGCGATTTCGCTGGGCAGGCACACCATGATGGGGCCGGCGTTCTCGCACATGGTGTAGGCCAGCGCGTTGCTCAGCACTTCGGTCTTGCCGAACTGGATGGGGAACATCAGCACCACGTCGCGCACCGGGCTGCGGGCGCTCAAGCAGTCCATGGGCTCGCGCAGCGGCGGGTTGCGGTGGGTGCGCCAGCGGCCCGGTTCCTGGCTGCCCTTGCTGCTGAGGTAGCGGTGGCCGTCGGCCCACTGGCTGACAGTGGTGGCGCGGCGCGGTGCCAGCGACCGGGCCAGCGCTGTGGCGATGGCGGAGTGGGCCGTCATGCGTCCACATCCTTGGCGATGGCAGCGAACTGCCGGGAGAGCTGATCCAGCGCGTGTTCGAAGGCATCGGCCAGCAGCACGCGGCAGCGGCCTTCGTCCTGCTCTGCGGCAAGCAGGGGCGCCAGCGAGATGGGGAGGGTTTCCAATGCGCCGCGCAGTTCGGTGGCCGCGGCGCGGGTGGCGTGCAGCACGTCATCGCGCACCAGCAGCTGGCCCAGTTCGATCTGCTCATCGCGCAGCGCCTTGCGGGCCTCGGCCTCGGCCTTCTCGGCCTGGGCGCGGCTGCGGCGGACTGCGATGGGGTCATCGCTGTACGCGCCAGCAGCGCTGCCGGCGGCGGCCTCGTCTTCGCCCGCGGCATCCCCCTGCCCCGCGTCACGGGCGGCGGCGTGGCGGGCGCGCACGCCGTCTTTGGCCGGGTCTGCGGTGTCGGCGATGCGCTGGCGGCTGGCGGCCACCAGGACGCGGCCCTCAGCATTCAGCACCAGCCGGCCTTCGGTCTTGAGCTGGGTGACGTAGCTGGGCCGCACGTCCAGCAGCTGGGCGAGCTGCCGCAGGGTGACGGCGCGGTCGGTGGCCTCACTCACAGCGGGGCTCCTCTTCCTTCACTTTCAGGAAATGGGGAAAGGGGGATGGCGCGCGTGCGCGCGCGAGCATGTGCAGGGTGCGTTTGACCCTGCACGCCACCCTGCACCCGCGGAACCCGCGCTGCGCTTGCGTTGTGCAGGGCGTGCAGGGTGTGCAGGGGTGTACGTGTGTGCGCGATGCGCTGCATGTGCGTGGCGCGGCGATTTCCGCTCGCGCGCATGCGCCCGTGTATGGCTGACCCCTGCACGCCCTGCACAAGCCAATGGTGGCGCGGGTTTCGACCCTGCACGCCACCCTGCACGCCACCCTGCACGGGGTGCACGGATGCGGTCATGCCATGCCCCCCTGCTGCAACTTGCCCTGGTATTCGGCCAGCTGTTCGCGGACATCGCTGTAGCAGCGGCCCAGCCATTCCTGCTGGGCCTGCCCTTCCGGCGGCTCGGTGCGCCCCAGCATCAGGAAGAAGTGGGGCCCGCGCTCGCGGCCTGCGACGTTGTAGCGGCAGCGCTTCTTCAGCACGTTGCGCTGGCGGATGAGCGCGGTGACGAACTTGGATTCCGGCGCGGCGCGGTAGCCGTGCTTGCCGCACCAGGTCTTGTAGAGCTCGTACCAGTCGGTGGTGAGCCCGGGTGCAGGGCCGATCTTCGGGATCTCATCCAGCACCAGTTGGTCGTGGAACCGGATGGGGCTGTCCAGGCCCAGCTGGATCAGCTCGGCCTTCGCATCGGTGGCGGGCGGTGCCGTGCCGGGATCGAAGTCCCCAAGATCAAGGTGCAGCAGATGGTGGTGCAGTGCGGCGATGCCGCCGGCGGCGATCTCGGCGCGCACCTTGGCGTAGTAGTCGACGCCGGCTTTGCCGGGCGTCCAGATGACGCAGTGACGGCGGTCATCTTCTTCCAGCACCACCGGCATGGTTTCGTTGGACAGGAACACCAGGTTAAGGTGATTGCGCTCCCAGTAGGCGGCGAAGTTCTTGGGGTTGATGCGGATGCGGTCGCCGGTGATCAGCGCCTTGAGCTTGTTCTTGATGTGGTAGACGTCCGAACGCGCCACCACTTCGTCCGCGATCATGAAGAGCTTGCGGCTGGCCCAGTCGTTGAACTTGTCTTCGACCGCGGACTGGTCCAGCACGTCGCCGTACTCGCCATAGATCCGCATGACCGCCTCGAAAAACAGGTTCTTGCCGGCGCCCTGCGGGCCGTGGACCACCACCGTGGTCTTCATCTTGCCGCCGGGGTGCTGGATGGGGTACGCGATCCACCGCAGCACCCACTGGAACAGGGCTTCGGGGTTGCGATCCTCGCTGCACATGTAGCGCAGCAGATCGAGCAGGCGCTCGCAGTTGCCTTCCTTCGGATCAGTTGGCCAGCCGGCGTAGAGGATGTAGGTGACCGCGCTGTCCAGCCCGGTGGGGTCGAAGCCCACTTCGGTGGGGCGCACCATTTTGCGCTCGGGCGATTCCGACCAACCACGGTGCACCCACTTGAACTGGCAGGCTTCGCGCATGTCGCTGAGCGCCAGTAGGCGGTGTTCCTGCCGGTCGAAGACCGCGCCACCGTGGCCGTACACCAGGGTGAAGCGCTCCAGCAGCTCTTCCGTGGTCTGGATGGACCGCAGGCCGGCCGCCCCGCCCCCGCTGGTGGTGGCGGGCGGCGCGCTGGGCTGGCGGGATGACCAGCCGAGTTCCGAGAGGCGGGCTTCCACCTGCGAACGCACGACGTGCAGCCCTTCGGCGGTGTGCAGGTCGTTGAAGTCGGTGGGCTTCAGGCCGCGCTGCAGGTAGGCGTCGACGCGCGCCGCCTGGTCGGCGAAGACCGGGGCCACCCATGCGCCGCTGACAGCGATAGCAGTGCTGCCGGCCGCGCCGATGCCGGCGTTGGTGTAGCCGTGTTCGCGCCCGCAGTGCGGGCATTCGAGGGGATGCTGGGTCAGGGCGACCCGGCCGCGGCAGTCGGCATGCCGGCACTTGCCAAGGTCGTCGTTGTCGGCACAGACCAGCACCTTGGCGCGCGGGTAGCGCTTGTGCAGCGCTTCGGCCACCGTCAGCAGGTTGCCGGCATCGAAGGCGACCGCGACCGGGTACTGCGTCGCCATGTGGAGGGTGGCGGCCGTGGCGTAGCCCTCGGCCACCAGGACGATCCAGCCGGGGTTGCCGATCAGGTGGAAGTGGCCCTTCTTCGCCAGGCCGGCCGGCCAGAACTCCTTCGCCGGGCGCTTCGCCTTTTCGGCAGCGGCATGCGTGCGCAGGAACTGCAGGCCGTGGATCCGGCCCTGCGTGTCCAACAGCGGCAGCACGGCGCTGCCGTTCGGCGTGAAGCGCAGGCCGAACGCCTGCACGCACTTGCTGGTCAGATAGTCGGACTCGCCATCGTTGGCCAGCCGGGCCCAGGCTGCCGTCGCCTTGTCGGCGGCGCGCTTGTGCCTGGCCGCCTCGGCCTCGGTTGCGCGCTTCCGGTCTTCGGCCATGCGGCGCTTCAGCGCTGCGGCTTCGACCGGGTCGATTTCGAACTTCTTCAGCTCGATGCGCTTCGCGTTCTGTTCGTTGCCGCGCCACACGCCGTAGCTGCCGACGATGAGCGGCGTGCCGCGGCTGGTGGTGAAGTCGTGGAGGATGTACCAGCCGCGCTTTTCCTTGTAGTCGTCGTCGG